AAGGCCGCCGCCATCAAGCAGCTCCTCGAGCTCAAGGGCCTAACTGCAAGGAAGCTCGGCCAGCCGGCCGACGCCGACCCCGAGGACGAGATCGAAGCCACCTTCCGGCGCCTCGCCGGCGGCAACCGCGGCGTATCCAGTGCCTGACGACAGAATCCGCATCGGCACGCTCCAGGTCCCACAGACGTGGGACCGCGCGCGCATGCAGATCGTCATCGACGATCTCGCCAGCAAGGCCGGCTCAGCCGTGCGCAACATCGAAGCCCGCCTGCCCGGCGAACCCGATGCCCACTCGCACCCGGAACGCACGGCTATCCAGCTCGCCACCGTCGTCACCTACACCACGCCGTTCTCCCAGTCCGTGCCGGTCGCACCCGCCACCCTGAGCGTCACGTGGAACCGGATCGACTACCCACGGAAGGACCCGACTCCGGCCGCCGGCCCCCTCTTCCACACCTTCGGACAGCCCATCCCAGGCTCACCCATCCAGGTCGAGGACGGCAGCAACACCACTCTCGTCGCCGGCGTCGAAGGCTGGTACGTGATCGCGACGGGTCAGGTTCTGGTCGCCAGCGGGCCAACCGCCTCCTTCGACACCGTTGACGCCACGGTCCGCATCGACAAGCTCGACGGCGCCGGTTTCGTCGCCATTCCCGAGCTGACCAGCTTCCTGCGCGTCTTCTACACCTCCGGCTGGCCCAAGGATCAGGCCTACGTCTCCCGACAGGTCTACCTCCAGAAGGGCTGGCGCATTCGACTCGTGGTCTCCCAGACCTTCGGCAGCGCCGCGAACTCGAACCTCCTCATCGCCCAGGGCACCTACCTCGGCTTCTTCAAGCAAGAGCGGTTCGCCGGGCCGCCGGAGTGATTCATGCCGAAAGACGCCGAAAGGTCTTCAAGGCGTAGAAGACCCGGGCCCGCAACAGAGCCCCGCCGCTCTCGCGAAGAAACGGGGATGCTACGAGCCCGGGCACACCAGAGGAGGGAGCCTGAACATAGCCCTTGCGCTCTCGCGGCGTCAAGGGCTATGTTCCATGAATGGAACAACTGCTCGTCGGGATCTGCGACGCGATCGCACAGGAGGCCGCCGAGCAGGGCCTGGGCGCCCAGGAGATCGCCAAGCGGGCCGGTCTGAGTCGTGGGACCGTGCATCGCGTGCTCTCCACGCCCCGCCACGGACGCCCCTTCGACATCCGCATCTCCACCTATCTGCGCCTCGCCACCGCCCTCGATGTGGCCACCACCGCGTGGCTGCCGGGTCTCCTCACCGTCAGGCGCCTGCTCGATGCCCCGTCCCGATAGCGATCTCCTGCGGCTCGTCAAGGCCAAGATCGACGAGAGCACCAAGGAGCATTCGCGGCGCCAGGCGCTCTACTGCCGCTTCCTGCTCGGCCGCGAAGCCATCCCGCGCCGCTCGCACTTCATGGAGGCGATGCTGTGGGTCGCCGGCAAGCACGAGGGCGGCGTCCCCATCCACTGGACCTTCAACCGCCCTCAGCGCATCGTGGACACCGTCCGCGAGCGACTCGAACGCCACGGCGATCCCGTCCGCATGGCCATCCTCAAGGCCCGCCAGTGGGGCATGTCCACCTACTGGCTCGGCGCCGGCGTCGAGATGATCCTGCGCTCCCCGCACGCAAAGGCCGCCATCGTCGCAGACGTCGGAACCAAGGCCTCCCGCATGCTGGAGGAGGCCAAGATGATGATCCGTCAGCTCCCCGTCGAGGTGCCGATGGTCAGGAGCAACCGGGCAGAGATCAAGCTCGGCGCCCCGATCCACTCGCTGCTGGAGATCGCCTCGGCCGAGGAAAAGGAGCCACTGCGCTCCGGCACCCGCCGCATGATCCACTGCACCGAGCCGGCATTCTGGTTCGAGGCCGAGCGCAAGGCCACCTCGATCATGCAGGTCGTGCCGCGGGCCACCGGGACCGTGCTCTCGTACGAGTCCACCGGGCAGGGCGAAGGCGACTGGTGGCACGCCTTCTGGTACGCCGCCAGGGCCGGCAAGAACGACTACATCAGTTTCTTCTTCCCCTGGTTCGCCGACCCCAGCTTCGACTACTGCATCGAGGTCAGCAAGGAACAGACGCGCGAGATCGCCGAAACGCTCGGCGCCGAGGAGAAGGCGCTCATCAACGAGGGACTGACCTACGGACAGCTCGCCTGGCGCCGCTCGTGCATCGCAAACGAGTGCTTCGGCAACATCGACGTCTTCCACCGCGAGTACCCGGCCAGCCCCGAGGAAGCGTTCGCCGCTACCGGCCAACACGTCTTCGCCCCGCACCTCATCACCTCGGCACGCCAGTTCACCGAGGACCCCATCTTCGTCGGCGACATCGTCGATGGCGGTCCCGATGACGTGCATGCCGATCGCCGGCGCCCGCAGCTGATCGAGGACCCACGCGGCCCGCTCTCCATCTGGTCCATGCCGAAGAAGGGGCACTTCTACGCCGCCGGCATCGACTCCTGCAACGGCGTCAAGGACGCCGACGAGGCGGCCATCGAGGTCGTTGACGCGCACGACCGCATCCAGGTCGCCGAGTTCTCGCAGACGATGGACGGCCCCACCACCGCCACCAAGGCCGCCCTGATCGGATACCTCTACGCCAACGTCGAGGAGCCGTGCTACCTGATGCCCGAGATGGAAGGGCCGGGCACCGCCACCTGCCAGCTCCTGATCGACCACCACGCCTACTACAACATCGGCCTGCGGCCCGTGCTCGGGCGCCCCGGACGCAGCAAGGAACGCCAGTACGGCTGGTACACCCAGGGGACCAGCAAGTTCCACCTGGTGTCCAAGATCGCCACCGAGCTGGCGCAGGGCAGCGAGGGTTGCCGCCTGCTCTCGCGCAGGCTGCTCGAGCAGCTCTCCTGGTACCGAGCCGACCTGTCTTCGCGCGTGGTCAAGTACAGCGCCCCGCCGGGGCAGCACGACGATCTCCTCATGGCCTGGGCCATCGCCCTCGTCACCGTCGAGGACCTGAGGTTCCGCAACGCGATCACCGCCGAGCCCGTTCGCAGGCCACGCACGATCGACGAACTTCACTGGGACCAGTATCAGCGCAGCCTCGGCGAAGAACCTCTCCCGCTGCGCATGATCGGATTCTGACCATGAACTTCTACGATGCCGTGTACGAGGTCCTGGCCCTGCTGCTGCCCTACGTGGCCATCCTGTGGATCTTCCGCGAGGCCCAGCGGGCCGGACGCGATACCCGTCAGGCCCTCATCGCGGCGCTCGACTCCAGCCAGGAACGAGAGGACGCCTTGACCAGAGCCCTCTTCGCCTCCCATGATCCTTCCGTAGGGGGCGCCTACGCCCTCCAGAATGGGGTTCGGGACGACCAGGAATCCGAGATGCTAGGAGTCCGAATTGGATCGTAATTGGTCCGGCTGAAGAAGGACGACGCCTTCGGGTACGTGCTCGAGCGGGTCAACCCCTATGGGGAGCAGCCCGAGCGGCGGAACTTCGAACGGTCCTGGTTCATCAGCACGGCGCTTTTCGCCGGACAGCCGCATCTCGTTGAGCTCGACGGCACCCTGCGCGCCCCGGTCAACATGGACCGCAACCGCGAGCTGCACTCCGCCAACCTGATCCTGCCCAAGGTGGAGCGCTCGGTCGCCAAGCTGCTCCAGCTCCGCGCGGACATGGGGGTCGCACCGAACACCGGCCACCCCGCCGACCGCCACGCGGCCAAGATCGCAGAGAAGGTTTGGGAGCACCTCAAGCTCCAGACCGGGTACCGGGCCAAGCTGACCGCCACGCTGCTCGACGCCGCGATCATGGGCTCCGGCTTCATGAAGATCACCTGGAACCCCGTCAAGGGCCGGGCCAGCCGCGTCTACTGGCGCTCCAAGGACGACCACTCCCCCGACCCCGCGGCCTTCATGGACCACCGCGTGCGGCGCGAGAAGGAGCGCCAGGACCTCTTCGAGGACACGTTCCCCGGAGACGTGGACATCGAGAACCCCAGCCCCTTCCAAATCTTCCCCGACCCGGCCGCCAAGTCGGACGGCATCGCCGCCTGCCGCTGGCTCTGCCAGATCCACGCCGTACCCGTCAGCGACATCGAGGACCGTTGGGGCATTCCGGCCGAGTCCATTCCGCGCGACGAGAGCTACCGAGGCGGCGAAATCTACGAGGAGACCATCTCGAACCTCGTCTCGGCCTCCGTCCCCGCCTCCGGCTACGGACACCAGCCGCAGTCCACCAAGGGACACCGCGCGCGCGTGATCGAGTTCTTCGAGCGCCCCAACCGAAAAAACAAGTGGGAGGGACGCTACATCCTGATCGCGGGCGAGACCGTGATCCGCAGCGAGCGCAATCCCTACGTCGCCTCCGGCTCGCCGATCCCCTTCGTCAAGATCGACTGGTTCACGCTACGCGGCCGATTCTGGGGCCTGGGCCTGGTCGAGCAACTGCGCGAGCCGCAGCGCGCCTACAACCGCTCACGCTCAACGCAGCGTGAATTCGAGAAGAACCAGGGGCACGCGCCGATCATCGTGCAGAAGGGCACCGGCATCAAAACCGTCAACCTCTCGAACCACCCCGGCGTCATCATCGAAGCGCCCAGCCCCCAATCGGCTCCGACCTTCGGGCACGTCCCGCAGATGCCGGAGTACATCGCGCGCAACTCCGACCGAGCGCGCCAGGAGATGGACGATATTTCCGCGCAGTCGGACCCCACCAGCGGCAGGACCCCGGGCCAGATGCGTTCCGGCGCCGCCATGCGCCAGTACATGGCCGACAACAACCTGATCCTCACACCGATCAGCGAGAACGTCCTGGCCGGCACCGCAGAAGCCGGCACGATGTGCCTGCAACTCTGGAGCCTGTTCGCCGACGACGCGCGCACCGTGCGCGTGATCGGCCGCAGCGGAGAGTACGACATCGAAGCGTTCCGAGGCTCCGATCTCCGCAGCCACACCCAGATTCAGCTCTTCGGACAGCCAGGACAGGCGCTGGAAGCCGAACAGGTGAAGGAAGACCTCTACAGCTTCCTCGAGACCGGCGTCATCAACCCGAACCATCCCCAGCGCGGCGAAGAAGACCGAGACCTGATTCTCAGCACCTTCAATTTCCACACCGTGGACGAAATCTACCAGGCCAAGCTCCAGCAGCAAGGACACGAGGAGTCCGAGCTGAAGGAGATCATGCGACCCGGCAGCATCTACGACCCCGCCGTCTACCCCTGGTACGACGCCGCGATCCGGGGCCGCGTCATCGAGCGATTCATGAACAGCCAGGACTTCCGCGGCATGGCCGAGGAAGCCCAGGAGCGCGTCGTGCGGCGCTGGGAACAGTTCGGACAGATGCGCGCCCAGGACATGCAGGCGCAACTCCAATTCCAACAGCTCGCCCAGGGCGGCGCCGCACCGAAGGGCACCGCTTCCCAACCCAGGAAGACCGCTTCCGCATAAGGAGACACACATGGCCTCCGTTTGGACCGTCCAAGACAAGCACTCCATCATCGAGAGCGACCCCGACGAGACGCTCGAGCCGCGTGCCGAGCTCGTCATCAAGAGCCTCCGGTTCGACCACGCCTCCGGGGCCTACTCCGTCGGCGGCGGAACGGCCGTCGATCTCGCCGCACACGGGTTCAGCGACATCGCCGCCGTGATCCCTCCGGCCGTGAGCACCGAGGGCTGGGTGTGTCTGCCCGTGATCTCCGGCACCACCGTCAAGTTCCTGGTCTACATTGGGGACTACAACAACGCCGCCGACGGGCCGCTGATCGAAGCGACCGCGGGCAACACCGTCGCCATCGACGCCATGCCCTGCACCGTGATCGGCCGCGCCCGCAAGAACTTCCCGGCCTACGCATGATCCCACGACCCAAGGAGGTACCCATGCCCGCCCCTAAGAGAGAGACCAAGGAGCCCGTGCCCATCAAGGCGCCGTCCGTGGTCCCCCCGATCGTCAAGGTGTCGAAGGCCGACACCAGGCTCCAGGACAAGCTCGCCACGTCCATCGTGGCGCGCGAAGCCGACAAGCGCGCCTCACGGCGCGAGCAGCAGCTCAACAACCGTCCCGACTCAGTCTACTACCTGGAGTGTCACATCTGCGGCGGGCCGGGGATCTGGATGACTGTGCGCGGCGAGGGCGGCCTCGACGACTCCGACTGGTGGGCCAGCTTCCACCAGCGCGGCACGCCCTGGAGCCAGAGCGACGTCTACTGCCAGTGCTGCCTACATCAAGGACTGACCACCATGCTCAAGATCCGCCGCTACGACGGCCGGCGCTTCGGACCCAACCCCCTGAGGATCCGCGAGCTGCCCCCGCAAGACGTGGTGGATCTGCTCAACCAGACTTTCGGGGAGCAAGCCGACGTGGACAAGGAGGAGGTGAGCGCGTGAGCGACGAGGAGAAACCCAAGGACCTCCCGGCCGAGACCAAGCAGCCCGAGGTGGTCAAGTTCACCGACAAGCGCGGGAAAACCGTCGAGGTCCCCGCAGCACGACAAGAGCAACTGCTCCGTGACGGATTTCAAGTCCAGTCGGAGCGGGAAGCCAACGCAACCGAGCGTAAGCGGCTCGGTCTCGAGGGAAGCGAGTACCAACAGTACCTCGAGTTCAAGAAGGAAATCGCCAGCGACACCCCACGCGCCAGGGCTATCCGCGCCGCCATCCGAGACCCCGAGAGCGTGCTCGCTCGTGGCACCGGGTCAGCGGCCGGAGAGCGTGAAGAGCCGGACGACGATACCGGCGGCGACAAGGGGAAGCCCGTGAAGCGGGACCCCAAGCTGGCAACGTTGGAGGCCGAGGTCGCACGCCTGAAACGCAGCGAGGAAGAACGCTCCGTGATGGGCGAGCAGGAACGGCTCACGAAGGCAATCGACCGTGAGCTCTCGACCTACGACGGGATGAGCGCCCCACAGAAGCGTCTCGTGGAGAAGCAGATCGCGGTTGCTATCGCAGGCAACCCCGAGGCTCTACGCGACATTCCCGGCCTGGTGGTCGATGCGGTCAATGAGATCCGCACCGCCCTGGTCGACGACGCTTCCGGGAGGTCCGCTCGTCAAGCAGAGCGCAACGCGCTCCTCACGGAATCGCCGCGCTTCGGTGTCCCGACGGTCACCGAGCGAGCGAAGCACACGAAGGCCGACCTGGCGAAGGGCAAGGTGTTCAGCGATGCGCTGGCCGACGTTCTCCGCATCCAGGAAGAGACCCGTGCCGGGAGGGGCTGAGCACCGAACCCAAGCTGAAATGCAATGACCGCACAGACCGCAACCGGCGTGCTGTTCGGATCGGGAGCCTTCTTCTCCTACATCCTGAACAAGCACTACCTCCCGGGGGTCGCCGACACGGTGATTACCCCCAACGTCATGCTCGAACGGCTGCCGCGTGACTCCACGCGGGTCGAGGGCAAGGCCGTCGTCTTCCCGACCCACATCGGTCGGAACGAAGGCGTCGGCGCAATCGGAGAAGGCGGCCAACTGCCCGATCCGGGATCCCAGGAGTACAACCAGTTCGAGTTCTACATCCGGCACATCTACGGCCGGGTGAAGTTCGACGGGATCACCTTGGACGCCTCCAAGTCCGACGTGGCCTCCTGGCTGCGGGTGATCGACTCCGAGATGAAGAACCTCGGCAAGGACCTGTCCAGGGACCGTCAACGTGTCGTGCACAACGACGGCTCGGGCCGCCTGTGCGAGAACGACGGCGCGATCGCCGCGGCGGCAACGACCTTCACCGCCAAGGCCAACTCCGACATCCAGGGAGACCTCACCGACTTCAGCCCGGTCCGTTGGATCCGGCCGAACATGACCATCGCCTGGATCGAGGCGCCGACGACCGCCCCCGTCGTGCAACACTCCGCGAAGGTGGTCTCGGTCAACCGCACCACGAACGTCGTGACCTTCACGCCCGCCGTCCCCGGCGGAGTGACGATCGCGGACAGCTCCTGGGTGGTTCGGGCCTCCAACACGGCTCTCACGCAGGGAGCCAACACGGACCTGAACTCGACGGCGTTCGCCAAGGAGCCGATGGGCGTCGCGGGCATCGTCGATGACGCCAACCCGCCTCAGCTCGCCCTGGGCAGCGCCACCGCGTTCCAGACGGGCTTCCAGAATGTGGACGCCACCCTGGCCGTCAACGACTGGAACCGCGCTCAGATGTTCCTGAACGGCGGCACGCCGCGAGCCATCACCGACAACCTGATGGATCAGGCCTGGACCGGAGCCGTCGAGATCGGAGACGTGTCCCCCTCCGCCATCTACGGCAGCTTCGGCATGGTGCGCGCCTACTCGGAGACCACGGTCACGCAGCGGCGCTTCAACGACACGACGGTCAGAAAGGGTGGCACCAGCTACCTGGACTTCAACGACACCATGATCATCGCGGACCGGGACTGCTACAACAACCGGTTCTACTTCCTCGACGAGACCGACCTGAAGGTCTACGTCATGTCGGAACCGCAGTGGATGGACATGGATGGATCCGTGTACCAGCGCATGCTCGACCACGACGCCTACCAGGCGTCGATCTACTGTCGAGACACGCTGGGCTCGGACGTGCGTGACCACCACGTTCTCCTGGGCGACCTCATCGAAGCCTGAACCAACGGGGGCAGCCCTGCGGGGCTGCCCCGATCCCATGCGCAACCAAGACTTCCTCGAACGGCTCCGACGGCGGTTCCCGGAAACGAACTGGGCGCTCAAGGAGCGCAGGCACAAGAAGACCGGAGAGGTCCAGCCGCTAGAGGTCTGGGCGGGATACCGCACGGACAACCAGGCATCGAGCCGCGTTCGCATCGACCCGACCCGCAAGTTCTACATGGTGCTCCGCGTCCGTGGCGAGGACGGCAACTACCGCGAGGCCGAACAGCACGACATCGAGCACATCGCCAAGATCGAGATGCAGGACAAGTACCTCGGCCCAGGCGGCGCGGCGCGGCTCGTGGATGAGGTCTACAGCGAACAGCAACGCAAGCGGGAAGAGGAGGCCGAACGCAAGCTGCAAGAACGCTTCACGCTGGACGTCCATCCGCGTGTCTTCCACGCGACCGGGCACGGCCGGAACTACATGCTGGGCGTTTCACCGGGGAGGCGGCGGGGGAGGCACTCCACATGACCGCCACCATCTCGTCCCACTCCAAGATCGAGCTCGGCGTCATGCTGACCATCGTCGGGCTCATGTGCGGGGTCCTCGTCGGAACCGGGATGATGGTCAACGAGGTCTCCGCGATGAGAAGCGACATTGGCGAGATCAAGATGGAGCTCAAGGCGCAGGGGACCAGCGCCATCGACCACCGGGAAGAGTACGTCGAAATGCGCGCCCGCATCGGTCACATCGACGGGCGGCTTCAGTCCGTCGAAAAGCTGCTGGAACGTCGCTAACACCGTGTGGACACTACCCATGCACGCATCTCCATCCTGGCACTTGTCCTTCTGGCGACGTGCGCCCTGTTCTACCAGCAGACACGGGCGCTCGGCCTGCTCCGCACGGTGGAGCGCGGAGTCCACGAACTGAGAGGTATTACGCTGATGCAGCAACCCGACATCCAGAGCACCGCGGAAAGCAAGGACGAGCCGCCCGTCGTCGCCACCATCTCCACCTACTGCTCGGAGGTGCCCGAGGGCATGACCTGCTCCGAGTTCCACGCCGCCAAGCATCGGGAGTGGGAGAACACCTGCGTCCGTGGGGACTGCCCCTGAGCCATGCGCCTCTCACAGGTGATTCGGGGCGTCCGCGACAAGATCAGCGACCAGTCCAACCTCGCCGTCTACGACGGCCGGATCAGCTACTGGATCTACCAGCACTCGCTCTCGATCTTCCGCGAAATGGTGGACGCCCACCTCTCGTACGTGAACCTCCAGCTTGCGATCCTCGGAACCTCGCCCAGCGTCACCGCGCTCAACGACCGGCGCGTGCGCTACCAGCTCCCGCGCAACGTCTACAGGGTGCGACGGGTTGACCAGGGCGCCACGGGGCCGGGGGTGATCGACCGAGCCATTCCCCACATCGGGTTCCACGACCAGCAGACGGGCTGGACGCACGTGGACAACTACGCGATCGAGACGCGCAACATCGTTGAGCGGGACATCACCCTCCAGGTCGCCCGCACCCCGCCGGCCCCACACGCCGGCACGCTCGTCAAGGTCGGGACGGCGGACGAGCTCTATCTCGCCCCCGCATCGGTGGTCTCGGCGATTCCTCCCTCCGACCCTACGCGCATCAAGTCGGCGACGCCCAACGACGCCTTCCTCTTCCACGACGATCCGCAAAGTTACCTCGGGATCGACATGGAGCTGACCGGCCTGGACGACGCCGTAGGGGTCAGGGCTCCGTCCGGCCAGATCCGGCAGGTGGCCGCGGCCAGCCGCGAGTGGGACGCAACGGCCGCGGCTTGGCTAACCAAGCTCACGCTGGACCAGGCCTGGACCACCCCGCCCGTGGTCGGCGACACCTACGAGATGCACCTCGACGTTCCCACCGAGCACATGCTCTACCTCATCCTCCTGGTGGCTCGGAGCATCCTGGACGAGAACGTGGAGGCGGCGGGGTTCATCCTCGCCGATGAGATGAAGCGGGAATCGGCCAAGTTCCTGAAGGCGCTCCAGCCACGGCAGGAGCAGGGACTTGATCGTGTCATCCCCAACGGAGTCTCCAGTCGTCACGCCTTCGACCAGGACCGTGATCCCGCCTTCCTCCTGTAGCAAGGACACGCCATGACGGTACTTCTGAACACCGCTCCCGCGCGCGACACGTACGTCAGCACCATTCCCGCGACCGCCGGCGCCTACTACCCGACCACCGACCGGCTGGCCAAGAGCATCGTCTCCCTGGTCGCCAACGGCTACCTGTCGATCTCCGCTCCGAAGAGGTCGATCTTCATCGGCACCCTCTCGGGCGCGAACCCGGCCGCTGGAGATAACCTCACCTGGGGCGGCACCGGCACCGGCGAGGTCGTCAGCTACGACGCGACGCGCGGAAAGCTCGTCTACATGCCGAGCTTCGTCGCCTCCGCCCCCGGCGCACACCCCATCCGCTACCAGGAGATCGCGGCGGGCGACACCGTCACCTACCCCGGTCCGGAGACGTTCGTCGCCAAGGACAGCCCGCTCATCCTGCCGCGGCCGTTCATCGTGGTCCACGAAGTCAGCGGGCTTCTCGGGCAGGTCTCGCGTACCACAGACACGCTCGAGCTCGAGGACCACGAGGGCAACAACTACCAGAAGTACACCGGGCAGTTGGTCGGAACGGCCTTGGTGACCGGGGACTCGGTCTTCACCAAGAACTTCCCGCTCGGCATCGAGCTCCAGGAGGGGTTGCGGTTCGCCGTGGGCGGGGCCGTGGGCGCCTGGGATGTCGTCTGGTCGATCTCGCGCTGGACCCAAGGGCAGCTCGCGCGGCCGTCGTAGATGGCCGCGCCGGGGTCCTACAGGCCGTTCCCGGTCCGGGTGGCAGCGGGCTACAACGACGCCCGCAACCCCCTGAACCTGCGTGACGGCGAGTCGCCCAGGATCCTGAACATGGACCTGGACCAGGATTCCGTGCGCTTCAGCCGCGGCGCCGTGAAGTTCGGCAACAAGGCCGCCCCGCGGCCGGGGGTCATGACGATCCCCTCCGACGTGCCGCTCGCGGTCGAGGCAGGCAAGAGCGTCCCGGCGGGCTCGTCCCTGTACATCCCCTACGACGAGAAGCAGGACGTTGGAGGCGACTTCGCCTCGGCCCTGAAGGATCCGCCGGGACCGCCGCCCTTCGACGACAACTTCCACATCCGGCGCGGACGCGACATCGACCTCCAGGTCAGTTTCAAGATCCCGGCCGAGGAGAAGCTGATCCTCGCGTCGAAGAAGGGCGCCCAGATCACCTGGAGCACGCCCCCCGCTGGCTGGGACGTGAAGTGGGGGTTCGCGCAAGCGCTCGACGAGTGCTTCGTCATCGCGCAGAAGGGCGGCGATCGGTTGTCCCCGATGTCGTGGTTCCTCGGCGTGGTCAACACCGCCGACGCGCTCGACAAGACCGACGCCGCGGGCAACAGCCTCGTCACCGGGCTTCCCCCGACCACCCGGCGCAGGTCGAACTACATGGTCGTCTTCGGCTGGCTGGACGCCGCGGGCTGGGGCAACGTCACGCCTGAGAACATGCGCTACCTGCTGGCGAACGAGGGCACGATCAGCGACGCGGATCCATCCGTCGCCGCCGGCGCGTACTCGACCCACGCCTATCGGGCCGTGATCCTCGAGCGCGGCATCGAGCCGGGACGCAGCTACCACCTCGCCTTGCAGGTCAAGCTCGACTCCGGCACGGTCGGCGCCGGGCGCTCGCCGAGCGTGTCCTGGAACCAGGACGGCCGCATTCGGGCGCTGCTGTCCGAAGACGAGCGACCGGCCGAGGTGTTCGAGTACGCCGCCGAGCCCGGCTCCGCCGGCACCGCCATCTCGGGCACCGGAGCGCTCGGCAAGGCCGGCATCTACCAGGCGAACCGGATCCACATCTGGAAGGGTCCCGCGGATTCGATGGAGTACCTCGTCAAGTACGGGGTGCGCTACTCCGGCCGCGACGCGATGTTCCTCGGCCTCGGGTACCGCTACGCCGCCTGGGCCTCGGCGGGCTTCGTGCCCTTCGGCCACGACTCGCGCCCGCTCGAAAACGGCGGCTTCAAGCTCTCCGACACGTCCACGACCAACGTCACCGCCGACATCGACCCCGAGTACAACCTGCTCGCCGCGTGGGATGACGCGGGCGACCCTGCCGGCGAGTTCCTGGAGATCAACCAGACCGGACTCACGGCCGATCCGGCCGCACCCGTCGGTGCGACCTGGGGCTCCGAGACCCCGTGGCCGGGCGTCGGGATCCAGGGCTACGGCCCCTTCGGCTTCAAGAGCCAGGTCTGGCTCGGCCTGGGGGGCGGTTCGGCCTCGCCACACAACCCCGAGGCGCTGCGCCACTACCGCGTGATCTTCACCTCGGAGGCCAAGGGACTGATCGCCGGGAATCCCGAGGTGGGCGGGGCCGTCTTCAGCATCGACACCTACGAGAACGTCGCGGGCCTGTTCTACGCCCAGAAGTTCCGGCTCCTGGACGAGGGCTGGATCGGGGGGGCGCCCGCCGCCGACAGCGACGTGCCCTGTCTGATCCAGGCATTCCGGTGGAAGCAGCGACCGATCACGATCTCCGACTTCCGCATCTACGCGAGCGCGCGGGACTACACCGCCGCGCTGCCGGACGAATCGCTGACGCCGGACTACGACTTCAACTTCATCGAGGACTACACCCCGCCGTCCACTACCGGCGACACCTGGCAGGTCGTGGCGGTCTACATCCCGCCGGGCAAGCCCCCGCCTGGCGGCTGGCCGGTCTGGCTCACCACGCCCTTCGGTGGCGGCATCACGACTCCGCCCAGTTTGCTGCTCACCGACTCCCTCACGCACCGGGCCGCGTACTACGCCTACCAGAAGGGCTGGGCGGTCGTCTCGGTCGGCATGACCGGAACGCGCCGGATCGTGGCGGGCGTGCTCGAGGAGACCAACCCCATCCTCGGCGGCGGCACCAACTGGTATCCAGGCCGCTTCGACAACGGAGCGATCGAACGCTGGGTGGACGACGACTACCACTACGCCTTCAAGGATGCGGTCTGGGCGGTGCAGTACACGCGCAGCAGGGCCTCGGCCTGGGGCATCAACGCATCGAAGATCGTCGCCGCCGGGCTCTCGGCCGGTGCCGATGCGGTCGCCTTCGCGGCGCTCGGCCCGGACCGCGCGGACGCCGGCGCGGGCGACTTCCGAACCAACAGCTCGAGGGTTGGTGCCTTGGTGTGTCATGGCGCCCAACTGTGGTTCCACGGTCACGCACAGATCCAGTCCTACGCCACCTCACCGCCGACCAAGCTGACGATCCTGCACTCGACCACCACCCCGAGCATCAACGACGACGCCAGCCCCGACTCCCTCGCCGACGTCTCGTTCGTTTTGCAGGAAGATCTCTCCGCGCTGCTCTACGCCTTCAACGTCAATGCCGGAGCGCTGGGCGACCCCGGCATCACGGCACTCAACGCCGCGATGCCGTGCATGTTCTGGCAGCACGAGAGCGTCTCGCCCAGCACGCCCGACTACGCGGTCGCCGTGCACCCATCCAGTGGCACGACCGTCCCGGCGATGGTTAACGGGATGGGCTTGGGCGGAACGGGTAAGACGCCCGGCATCGCCACGCTCGGCCACGAAATCTGGGACGGGTACATGATGTACAAGCGCCTCGGCCAAATATCGGCCCCGGCGCTCGCGTTCCACACCAAGTACAGCCGTCTCGTCGTCGGCGTCGCGGTGGCGGACACGCACGCGATCGACGCCGCGATCGCCGGGTTCGGAGCCAGCCACTCCTACCTGGAGAGCAACGTCATCGACGCCGTGAACGTCCAGCAGGTCAACCAGTTCCTGCTCGAATGGGCGGGTCTGGCGGTGGGCGCCTACGTCGCGCCGTTCGACGTGGACCCGCGCATCGAGTACGGGCTGACCCACGACCTACTCGAGGACGACGAGACGGACACGAGCCTCGGCGAGCTGGTCGGCCACTGGCGGCTCGACGACGGGGGCGGGAAGACCTGCCGCGAGACCGTGCGCGGCAACGACGCCTTCTTCAGCCCGTTCCAGTTGCCACAGACCGACAAGGGCACGCGCGGGCCGAAGACGGTGTTCCTCTCGGGGGAGGGGGAAGCGCTCGTGCTCGACTTCGAGAACGACGGCTTCCTCAAGAGCCAGATGCACCAGTTCCTCGGCGGAGGGAGCGCCGGCTTCGCCATCGAGATCACGATGCGCCTGACCGAGGAGGTGCACGCCTACGAGCAGATCGACGACCAGGACCCGGACGAGCTCGGCAACAAGACGCGCTACGCGCCGATGCTCGCCACCTGGGAGATCCGCGACCACGTTCGAGACGGGATGTTCACCGAGCCCATGCCGCTGATGGCCTTCGGCCACGCCATCCGCACCTACGGGGGCATCGGCCAAGAGCCCTACTTCCACCCGATGGGCTTCTCGCTCGAGGTGGCGCGCGACAGCGACCAGTCCGATCTCGGCCCGCGCGTCCCCGGCGTCTCGGTCTCCGCGACCTCCACGCAGCCGGCCGGCCTGCACGCCTGGTGGCGGGACACGACGGCGGCCCTGAACCACTCCCGCTGGGGTCTCGATGCGCCGTGGGTGGGGCGCACGGTCACGATGCAGTTTGGCGTCCAGGCGACCAGCACGCCGGGCACCTACCGCTGCTACATCGCCGCGACCCCGAAGGACGCTTTCTTCCCCGAAGACGGGGATGCGGCGAACGACGAGTTCGCCTACTTCGCCGACGAGGCCATTCTGCGCGCGGACCTGCTGCGCAGCGTGGTCACGATCGGCGGACGCTTCGACCCGTCCGCGGTCGGATATCTGGACCTCGGAGCCCGCTTGGTCGTAGACGAGGTGCGTGTCTACGCCTCGACGGCACCCGGACTCCTGCCCCCTGCCAACGGTGCCACGACACCGGCGGGGTCCGGGAAGATCCTCGGTGCGACCTCGTACCCGCACCGGGAGCTGACTGCGGACGACCTGCTGAGACCCCTCGGGGGCGGCTTGCTGGCGGTCAACACGACAGCCGGGAGCCGAGTCCTCCTGCCCTCGGGAGGTCTCAGCTTCTTCACCGGGGAGGCGGCCGAGACGATCGAGAGCCTGGCCGGAGCCTACATCCTGCTTCTCGGCGACGACGTTCTCCGGGCGCGGCGCGAGGAGCTGCCCGAGATCGTGCCGCGCTACCAGCTCATCGAGAGCGTGGCGGCGGACGGCTCCTCGCTGTCCTTGGCGGACCGCTGGCCGGGCAGCTCGCTCAAGGGCGCCGGAGCGCGGGCGTTCCGCATGGTGGGCTACAGCTCCTTGGGGGACGACCTGTTCGGGCGCGTGCTGACTATGGGGCGCGGGGCCGCGTTCCGGCCCGGCACGACCACGACTGACGACGTGAGCCTGACGCCCGGTCTGTTCGAGAACCTGGCACCCGTCCCGGCCACGTGGGGCGCCCGCTGCTACTCGCCGCTCGGCACCCTCTCCCCGCTCTCCTTCTCCCCGCGCTGGGTGCGCGGCCTGAAGGCGCCGAGGCGCAACCCGATTCTCGGGCTGCACTCCCGCAACGACACCAAGTACGCGGGCGCCTGGGGCAGTCTGTTCGAGGTGGACGACCGCTGGAGGCCCTTCGGCCCGAAGCAAGAGGGCGCGGCCCTGCGCTCGTCGCTCGAGCTGCGCGGCCGGTCCGCTGGGGACTCGAACGTGCTCTTGCCGTTGGCCGACGACTGGATCGAGTTCGACGATCCTTCGGCGCTGGATCTGCGAGTCAACCAGCCGGCGATCCTGGCCGATTGGGTCTTCGACTGGTGGGGCCGGATTCCCTCGTACGCGCTGTACCAGACCGTGCTCTGGACGGGCTCGGTCGAGACCGATCCGAGCCAGCCGCCGCCGGTCCACGAGATGCAGTTGTGGATCCGCCTGAACTGCGGATTCCCCGAGGTGGTGGTGGCCTCGAGCGGGGCATTCGATGTTGGTGGCGGCACGCCCGACCGCGGGCTCTTCGTGGCCCGCTCGCGGACCCGCGTACCGCTCGACCGCAACGTCCACGTCCGGGTCCGGCTCAAACACTCGACGGTCGCGGGCAACTCCTGGCTCGTGACCCCCGTCATCCACGTGCAGGGCAAGTCCTCCACGGTCGATGCGCTCTCGCGCGAGTATGACGCGGCGGCGGACGTGGATGACTTCGTGAACCTGGCCAACGTCCCGGACTTCACCCAGGGGTCGCGGCTGCTGGTTGGGTGTGCGCGCGATTCAGTCAGCCAGATGGACCGCGCGACGGCGGGGTACCTGCACGTCTTCGGTGGTCGGCTCGCTGGGCTCCAGGTCTCGAACGTCGATCCGATCACGCCGGAAGTACCGGAGGGCAACTTCAACCCCTACGCGACCACGCACCCGAGTCCGGTCTTCCAGTCGATCTACGACCACGAGGAGGATGGCGTCGGGCACAAGGTATCGGACGGAGTGAGTCAGACCGGGGTCATCCGCGCTCACCCGTTCGTGTCTCTCTTCCACGAGACAGGCGGGCAGGCAAGGCCGTTCTCGTTCGCCAACGTAGGGGACGAGGTTCACGCAACAAACGGTGGAAGGCCAGTCGTGATCGAGGGCTTGTCCGCCCGCTTCTCCGGCCTTCTCGCTCCGATGGAGGAGCCGCGCTTCAGGATCGAGCGAGAGCCGCTGTGGAAGCCCAACGTCTTCACGCCGAGTGTGGTCAGCCCGGACCAGGATCCGATCCCCGCCGCCGTGCCGGCAACGGCGACGAGCCTCGTCTACCACTACAACACCCGCGGCGACTCGTACGTCACGCAGACCTACGACGCGGCCTTGAAGTGGAACCCGGACGGGTACTTCGCCTTCAAGTGCTACATCCGCCCGCGCAGCGTGGCCGGCCGCATCCCGCTCTTCTCGATGCGTCAGAGCCTCGCGTCGGGTGGGCCTTTCGTGGAGATCCGGGACGGGCACCTGGCGATCGGGTGGTACGACATCACGCTCAAGCAGGAGGTCTTCGTCCAGACCAGCGAGCCGGTGTTTCGTCCCGGCTTCGTCCACTACGTCTACGTCCGCAAACGCTTCCCGCGGCAGGACGCGGCGGACGGCGGCAACTGGATCAGCCAGGTGTACACCTCCGAAGCGAACGGCTTGTACGTCGGGGACGCGGCCGTGGTGCGGCGCTTCGACTACGCCGATCCAGTGGCCGCGCCGAGCTTCTACGGCTACGACTGGTGGCATCCGATGGACGATGCGGCGATCGCCGGGTTCAGCGTGGAGCGCAACTGTCTCGGGTTCACGGCGGACGAGGGGGACTGGCTCCCGCCTAGCGTGCCGCTCGGCACGACAGCCACCGGCCGCGTCTCTGGGATCAATGGTCTCGCCTGGACCGCATCGACCCCGGGAATCATCGGGCTCACCGCTCTGCAAGGGACCGTGCATCCGGACTACGTAGGCAAGTTCTTCCAGTGGGGAACGAACCTTAGCGGCTTCCTGAGCCCGGCGGGTCACCGCATCTTCCGCATCATCGCCACGCCGACGGATGCCACGTTGAGCGTCATCGACGAGAACGGCGTCGCGCCGGACTGGGCCGCGCTGGGGTTCGCGGGGTCTTTCCGTGGCGGCGTCTTCAACGGCGTCTCGATGGTGAAGAGCGAAGGCTTCGATGCGAGCACGCAGCCGGACCGGGGGGCCTACAACGTCGAGACGTTCGGATCGGGCATCGCACTCAACCCGCTCTCTGGACTCACTCCGTACGACGGCGAGTTCTGGTCGTTCGCCTATGCGTTCAAGCCCGGCACGGCCCCGGCGACGGTCGCGGGCGATCTGAACGGGCTGAACCTCCTGGACGTGGATCTCTTCGAGAGCGCCGCCGCCCTCTCCTGGCAGGGCGCGGTCGGCACGGACCGTTTCGATGCCCACCCCTCGGAGTCGTCCACCACCTCGGCGGGCGAGCTGCACGTCGACGAGTCCGCCGGCGCCTTCTGCCACACGTGCGTTGACGTGCGGCGCTACAACGAGACGGACGTCCTTGCATCGTCCCAGCCGAACGTGGATCTGACCATCGCGCTCGATGGGCCGGGCACCAAGTGTCTGGCGACGAGCAAGGTGCCGAGGTGGGTGCGGCGCGTGTCTACTCTGCTCTCGGACGTGCGGCGCATGGCCGTACGCTTTTTCGACGAGGAGAACTTCGTCGAGTCGGCCGAGTCGCCCATCGTGGAGATCGCCGCCCAGATCGAGGACAGCCTGAACCCGGCGGCGTCCGAGCGCATCATCGTAGACCTGCCGCCCTCGCCCGACCGAGACGGCCTGGTGCGGCGGGTCTACCTCTCCGACCTCGGGGGGGTCGATCTGTTCCTGGCCGCTGAGTTCGCGGGCGGAGACGGCGCGCAAGGAGTGCTTGACCGCACGCCAGACGTGGGTGGTCAGCCGCTCGACCTGCGCGCCGGCGCGCCGCCGCGCTGCGGGGGCCTGGCCTGGTCCCAACAGTCGATGTGGTACTTCGACCTCGAGGGGCAGCGCGACGGGATCTTCGTCTCCGAGCTCCAGCAGCCCGAGAAGGTCTCACGGCTGATCGACGAGGACGGGCTGATCAGGAGCTTCGCCGTGCTCGACACGGGTGACGACCTCCGAATCACGGGGGCGAAGGAGCACTTCGGCCGGCTGATCGTGGGCAAGCAGACGGGCCTGTGGGACCTCGAGCTGACCTCGCTCGGGATCGCGGTGCGCTCGATCCCGGGCACCACCGAAGGGCCGGTGAGCCACCAGTCGATGCAGTCCACGGGCGGGCGGCTCTACTTCGTGTCCCTGTCCGGCCCGCGCTTCCTGGACGGATCCGGGCTGCCGATGCCCGTCGCCGGCGACAAGCTCGAGACGCTGTTCCAGAACACGACCGACCCCGCCTACCTGCCCTTCATCTCGGGCTGCATCCACCGCGGCCGGAGCCAGTACCTGTTCACCTTGAAGCGCGGCGGGACCCTCTACGTGGACGAGCGGGTCTCGGTGGAGTTCGACGACGGCCCCGGGGAGATCAGCTCGAAGGACCCCGCGAACCACCGCATCAGCCGCTACCAGGGCCCGAACATCACCGCTCTCGCGTCGGTGAAGACCCTGGCCCAGGGCGTGCAGCGTGTCATCGGTGGCACACAGGAGGGCTTCGTGGTGTGGATGGACCGCCAGGACACCCAGACGGTCATGCTCGGGCCCGGGCCGCAGCATGGAGACGCCAGCCTGACCGTCGCCGCCGCCGCGCCTGGGCAGGTGGCGGTCACTGTGGGGTCCTTGGACCTGGCGCTCGAGGGTCCGCGAGGCGCGCTCCTACGCAGCCTGGGGGCCGGCAGCGTCGAGGAGCAGGCGCTCGTCTTGTTTGCCACCGTCGATCAGGGGGTGCCGAAGCTCTACCTCGACAAGCTCCTGAGCCCCACGCTCGGCACGGCGACCCTGGGAGCCCTCATGCACGAGTGGTTCACCGCTCACCTGCACGCCGGCACGCACTACCTGAACAAGAAGTGGCGGCACGCCGATCTGAGCCGCGTGCCCCAGGCCGGGGGGGGTACGATGGTCATGCAAGCGCTCCTGAACGGCTCCCAGACCGTGAGCCGCGAGTACAACCTGGACCTGGGCCGCAGCCACGAGTCGCACGCGCTCAGCGACCTCCCGCCCAGCCGCTGCCTCCAGCTCGGGCTCTTGACGCGCACGCCTTCCGTGGGTCTATCTGGGGAAGTGCTGGCACTGACCCTACAAGTGGACGAGTCAGACAAGAAGGGAAACGCCTGATGCCATTCTCCGGAAATAACAATCCGTTCCCTGGTGCCGGTCCGATCACGTTCGAGAGCGCCGAGGACTTCTTCAGCGAGGCCAAGAAGTTCGGGAAGAAGGGGAGCGGCGGCTTCGACAACAGCCTCTTCCAGGAGGGCATCTCGCCCACCACCGGGCTCCCGATCGTCAACCCCGAGATCCCCGGCATCTTCCAGGACTTCCTCTCCGACGCGAAGGCGCCCGGCGGGTTTCTCGGGCCGGCCGCCTCGTCCGCACAACTGACCGGCCGCGTCCCCGACCTGCTCTCGCAGTACTACTCCAGCAACCGACAGTCCGAGTCCGCGTTGCGGCAAGGGGGCGTCAACCGCTCCACCGCGCTCGGCTTCACCGCCCGCGATCCGTTCCGGGGCGTGCGGGACATCGAGGGAGCGAAGGGCGAGATCGAGGCCAAGCGGGTCGAGGATCTGTTCGGGGCGAACCAGAACTTCGCCAACTTCATGGCCGAGTACCTCGACACCGAGACGCAGCGCGCGCTCGACGAGGCGCTGTTCCTCGCCTACACCGATGCGCTCAAGAGCAGCGCGAGCAAGTCGGCCACCTCCAATATCGTCAGCTCAGCCATCAAGGGCGCGTTCTCGCTCTAACCCGTGCCCATCCAGCCCTTCTACGCCCCGAAGTACCAGCCCCGGGTCGATATGACCCAGATCGCGCAGGGCATCGGGCAGGCGTACATGGACGTGGCCAACTCCCGCATCGCCGCCGCCGAGAGCGTCAGCGACGCCTTCATCGAGAAGAAGAAGGAAGCAAGGCATGCCAAACTGGCGGAAGAGATCAAGATCAGGGCAGAGATGCGCGCATTTGAAGTCCAAAAAAAACGCGACATACGTCTCCACCAGTACGACCTTCAGATCGCCCAGGCGAAGTTCACCGCCAAGAATAATGAGGGGACGGCCGCCGCGCTCCTGAAGAAGGAGGAGGCGATCGCGGAGGAGAAGCGCAAGCAACTGAAGGCGATCACCGAGCAGAACACCTACCGGCGCGCGGCGCAGGCGGTGGTCGATCGTCTGCTGGGCAGCCCCGGGGCGGTCAAGGAGACGACCGCGCCCAGGGCCTCGAGCTCGGTCGCGGGTGAGTTCGAGCTCTCTGCCAGCTCGCTCGGGGCACAGGCGCAGAACCCCGCGCTGGACCCGCTCTACCAGCGTTTCCTTGGCGCCGGCCAGAAGCCCGCGTTCGAGAGCCGCACGCTCCAGGTGCCCTACGAAAGCCTCGTCTCTCAGGCCGAACAGCTCGTGCAGGGCGGAGGCATCCCGGCCGACAGGGCCGAGCTCGACAAGGCCATCCGTGCCGCGCTCCAAGGCCGTGCCAAGCCCGGCGAGCGCATCTTCACCAGCGAAGAGGAACGGCGCAGCGCCGAGCAACAGGACCTCGACCGGATGCTCGAAGTCTCCGGTGGCACGCCCGACGTCGGAATCAGCGGGTCCGAACGCGCCCCGACCCAGACCACCGAGCGCGTGCGTGGCCTGCTCGAGCAGGCGATGCAGCAGCCGCCGAGCAAGAGCGTCCCGCTGGCCGGATCGCTGTTCAGCGCCCTGGGTCAGCCGTTCGTCGCCGAGCTTCAGCAAGCCATCAACAGGCCGGTCAAGGAGGACGAGATCGCGCGCGACCTGCGGATCTCCGCCACGCTGGTTGACGGGCAGCCGAAGGTCCTGGTCGAGCCCGTGCGCGGCGGTGCCCGCAGCATGGTTTTGGCCGAGAGGGCGCAGGGCGTGATCAACAGGCAGCCGGGCTTCTTCGATCAGGTTCTGATCGACCTGTACTTCGGCGGTGCGAGTCTCCAGAAGTCCGAACGCGACGCGCTGCTCGCCGAGTTCCGGGGCTCGCCCGAAATCTACCAGCGCCTTATCCGTGGCGTCATCCCTGCGGCGGGCCGCCCAGTCGAAACCGGCGCGGCTGCCGGCCAGAGGCACATCAACAAGATCCTCGAGGAGAAGTAAGTGATCCAGGATCCGGTTCGGTCTTCCGTACCGGCACCCGGGGAGGCGCAGGACGAGCCGTTCTCGTCCTTGCTCGGCCAGGCGGTGGCTCGCGCGAAAGAGGACCCGGACCGTCTCGACACCAAGGGTCAGTGGGTCTCCAAGCTGCTCGAGCTGACGCGGCGGGCCCACGAGACCGACGACGGAGAGAGGCGCCAAGCCCTGCTCGACGCGCGCGAGATCGCGGTGTGGGGCGCCGACGATCTCGAGTTCCGTGGCATCCGGGACTGGCAGGTCACCGATCCCGACCTGTTCTACCAGGTGGTCCGCACGCTGGAGTTCGCGGACAACTGGGCGGAGCGCCAGAAGTTGCTCAAACGGGCGAACGCCGGCGAGACGATCTACCTCGGGTCCACCGAGCACGAAGCGTACGGCCGCGTGTACCAGTACGAGGTCTCCGCTCTCGACGGGACTCGCAGGGTGCGCGTCTTCGGAAGGCGCCCCGAATACTACGACCTCCAGGACTTCAACCTGGCCGGCAAGATGGGCCAATTGTCGCCCACCGACCTCGCGCAGGAGGAGGTCGCGCAGAGCCGGGAAGAGCTGCGCGAGGCGCGCGGGTTCGCACTGAAGGACGAGAGCGAGGAGCAGTTCCTCTACGACCAGCCGAACGCGACTGGTGGGAGCGTGTTCGAGAAGAAAGAGGAGTTCCTCGAGCGCGCCCTGGACAAGACGGGCAAGTTCCTCGCTAGGGCCGCGCCAGTGCCCGGCGCGGACGAGATGTTGCTCGACGCCGAGGAGAGCCTGCACAACCTCGGCTTCGAGCCCGGCCCCGGCGCGCAGAACATCATCCGGGACGGGAAGATCCAGAGCGGCGTCTTCACCGAACGGGACGAGCCCTTCATCTCCTTTCTCGGCGAGCCGCCCAGCGGATTCAAGATCGACTCGAAGCTGCGCGACACGATCGCCTTCGTGTTCGATCCGGCCGCGATCAGGAAGGCCGACATCCTCCAGGCGCCGCTCGTGACCGACGAGGCGACGGGACGGCGCTCGGTCGTGATCGGCGATGAGGAGATTCCGATCCCGAACCTCTCGCTCGGAGGTCAGCTCAAGATCCCGTTGCCGGACGGCGAGGTGGTCGAGCTGAATCTGGACGACGAGCTGATCTCCGAGATTCGCGGTCGCCAGGACGGTGGACTGCTCGGCCACACCGTGGTCGGCGCGTACTTCCACCTCGGAGGCAAGGGCCTGGACGCCTTGCCCGAGATGATCGAGACGCCCTACGGTCCGATGCTGCTTCCGAATCTGACAGGGAACCCGAGCCTCGATCGCCAGATCATGCAGCAGCCGGAGTTCCTGCGCGCCTACGTCGAGGAAGCGGGTCCGCCGGGGTTCTGGCGCAAGCTCATCCAGACCACGGTCATGATGACCGAGTTCATTCCGATTGCGAAGGCCGGCAGCTTCGCGCTACGCGGCCTGGGCAAGGTCGGCTCCTTCGGGATCCGTACGGTGGGCCGCGGCAAGGGCATCGGCGCCTACGTCACGGAGATGGGCGGGGCCCTCGGCAAGGGCGCGATGGAGGGCGCCCGCAGATCCAAGGTGCCCGCGCGGCCGTTCCGCTTCGACATGTGGAACATCCCCGAGTTCGCCTGGTACGAGGTGGTGAACGATGCGGTGCGCGGGCACTTCGATCCCGCGGCCTCGATCCACCGCGGAGCCAGCAACGCGATCTCGCTGGTGGCTTTCGGCAAGGGCGTGCGCTCGGCGCGCTACACGGCGGGGTGGATGGCGCGCACGAAGTTCGGCGAGACTGTCGCCGCGATCGGTTCGGGCCGTGTCTCGGCCGCTCTGACCAAGAGCCGCGACTTCTACATGAAGTACGATGCGGGCGCCCCTGAGATGCAGGGCTTGGTCGCCGCGGCCCAGCGCGCGCTCAAGTCACAGTCCGACGTGCGCGCGGCCGTGGCTGCCCACGCCGACCGCTACTTCGCCGGCAAGATCCAGCGCGAGTTCGTCGGGCAGTTGATCGACACGTCCTTCGTGGGGTTGATGTTCGGCTCCTACGAGGGGGCGCTCGTCCTGGCCGCCGAGCGCGGCATCGAGTTCGACCCCTTCACCGACCCCGGCGGCGCGGCCGAGCTGATGGCCGAGGCCTTCGCCAAACCCGAAACCCTCGCTACTGCTCTGGCTTTCGTCTCGGTCCAGGCCGGGCACTACCACCACCAACGCAACGGCGGGGCGAGGGCCATGCTCTCCCCGGAGATGCAACGGGCAATGTCCGAGATTCTGGAGAGCGTCGTGGCCGCCACCGAGCTCCAGATTCCGATCGCCGGGGAGGCCTGGGCTCACACTTACCTACGCATGAGCGAGCTCGAGGTGTCGAAGCACATCTCCGAGAGTCGTGCGGACGACGTCGGCGACTGGCTGGGCGGGGACGTGCCCGGCGTCGCGCTGAGCAAGATGCCGATCAGCGACGTGCTCGAGATCTACCGGCACGCCGCCGGACCTGACCGGCTGCGGCATGCGTTCCAGCACCTCGACGAGCATGTGCTGCTGGAGCTGGCCGCCCAGAGCCAGAACCTCACCATCGAGGGCGGACGGGCGGAGGCGGGCGGGGCGGTCTACGAGCTGCTCAAGGGCGAGCTGGAACGACGCGCCGAAGGCGGGCGGCAGGCCGACTACCGCCTGCGCCAGGAGCAGCTCGCCTGGGACGCCGGACTGATCGAGGGGCTGGTGCGTGAGCTGGAGCGGGCGCCCAAGCCAGAGCCAGCCCCGGGCGAGCCGGCCAAGCCCGGGGCCAGGCCGGAACGGCAGGAGCAGCAGGCGCTCCCGTTCGAGATGCCGCTCGATCGGCTCCAGGCTGAGATCGCCTCCAGGATCGAGATGCTTCGCCAGTTGCCGGCGGCTCCCGAGATCACCGAACGCATCGCTGGCCTCGAGGAAGCCTCGGACCGCATCGCCAAGCGGGCCCAGACCGCCAGGCCTGCCCTCATCCCCTACGAGGACATCCGCACCCAGCTCGGCCTGCCGGAGGCCACGGAAGCCCAGCGGGACCTGCTCTCTCAGCTCGCCCGAGAGGCGAAGCGGCAGCCCGAGACCGGCCGCGTGCGCTTCACGAAGACCCCGCCCGAGGCGGAGCCGCGCTCCAGCCCAGAAGCCGAAACCCTCGCCCGCGCCATCGAGGCGTCCCAGACGGCCCGCGAAAACGCCCTGCGCGCCGAGGCGGTCAAGCGCGCCCAGAAGTTCCGAAAACAAGCCGCTGCGCGAGAAGCCTGGCAGGAGCGGATCAACAGGCTCCAAAGGGCCGAGGGCGACATCGACCTCGAGACCTTCGTGCGGGCGCACGGCGGACTGCGGGGCGACGAGGACGTTTCCGGGGAGCTGAGGCGCCTGACCGAACGCGAGGGTGGAAAGAAGCACTTTGGCCTCCCTCCCGTGGTCCACCCGCGGGGCAGCCCGAAGGGCATCCCGTGGGAGGTGGCCAAGAACCTGGCGGCCGGGAGGGGCTGGTTCCCTGGCCGCGATCCGGCGGACATCACCTTCGACCAGTTCTACGACGCCCTCGCACGGCAGCTCAGGAAGCCCGAAGAGATCGAGGCATCCGCCGAGGGCGAGTCCAAGCGCAGGCAGACCGACCTCGAGGCGCAGTACGCCGACTACGTCGCCGAGTACGGCGAGCCCAAGTTCGAGGACGGGGCCAACGTCCCGACCGGCAAGGACCTCGCGGACGCACTGGCCGAGGTGTACCGCTTGCTCCGCGACCACCCGGACAACCTCGGCAAGAGCCCGGAGGAGATCATCCAGGAGAGCTTGAGCGCCTACGACATGGCGGAAGGTGCGCTCCTGGACAGGGCCGTAGCGGCGGCACGCGAGAAGGCCAAGGAGGTGGCCGCGCCGCCGCCCGAGGGGCCCTCGATCGAGCGGCCGGAGACGGCCGATGCGCTCGATGCCGACCTCGTCCACGGCTTGGAGCGGGCCGGTGGCCCGGCCAAGTCCGTGCAGGACACGCTCACCCGCCCCGAGCGGGTGCGGCAGACGCCAGGTGTCCCAGAGCAGCCCGCGCCCGTGCCGGCGAGGTCAGTGCTGTGGGCGGAGGGTGATCGGGCGACCGCCTTCGGGGCGGGCCGCGAGGCGTTCCGCGCCAGCGGACACCACGCGCTCGCTGACGCCGTGGTCAACGCCTACATCCACAGCCTGCGCGCGGCGGAGCTGCGGGCGAACGGCCAGACCGCCGAGGCCGCGGTGCACACCGACCTCCTAGAGAGCATCACCGCCGGGCTCCTGGCGGCTACCGGGCTCCAGCCCACGACCAAGCGCTCGACGGGATCGTGGGAGTCGCTGATCGCGGCCCTGACGAACCAGTCCGTCAAGGACGTGGAGACGGTGCGGGACCGGATGTTCGTGGACGCTGCGGGCCTGTCCAAGCAGGCCCAGCGAGAGGCCCGCAGCGCGCTCGGCCCGAATGGCGTACGGCTGCTCACCGCCGGCCAGATGGGGCGCTCGGACACCCGGCGACTGCTCTCCCTGATCGCGCTCGACCCGCCCGGTGAGGCTCGCCGGGGCGCCTCCAACCCGCCCAACCCAGCAGCCGCGGAGATCCTGAAGCAGGAGGGGTACATCCGCATCGTGGACGATCCGGCGTACCAGGAGGCGTTCCTGTCTGGGATCCCGCGCATCAAGACGGAGCTTCTGAAGGCTCAGGGCCTCGAGCTGCGGGACCTGCGCGGCCAGCTCATGAGCCGGGTCGCCACCGCCGTCCTCGGGCGGGCCAAGAGCAGGGCCGGGGCCGAGACCGTGGTGCCCAAGGCAGGCAAGACGCTCGGCTTCTTGACGGACCTGCTCTACGAGCGCGTGAGCGGCCGGCGCCCGGAACTCCGCAGCCGGGGGAAGCGCGAGGCCTTCCGCATCGGCGAGCAGGGCGGGATCGTGGAGAATGCCCAGCGGGCGGCCGAGCAAGCCGGGAGACAGGCGACGGCGGCCGAGGCGTACATCCTCCATGCCCGCGCCGGGCGTCGAGCCTGGAGCGCCCTGGAGGCCCTGACGGTCTTCAACTGGCAGACGGGCGGCTTCGACCCGCTGCTACCGGAGGGATCTCGACTCGACAGCCCGCAGTCCTACGGCACGGAGGCGCCGCGCAACCTCATGCGGCGTCTGTACCTCGAGGACCCCTGGTTGCTCGAACGGTTCCGCGAGTCCTTGAACCCGGACGGCAGCCCGGTCTTCGAGAACCCGGACCTCGCGTTCGAGCAGGCGGTCAAGGCGGCCAAGACGGCGGCCGACTTCGCCCAGCATCAGATGCGGGAGAGCGCCCGGGAAGTCGGGGGCGATTCGGCCGCCGTCTTCGTGCAGGCCATCATCGACGCCCGCGGCGCGATGGCGGCTGACAAGCCCATCCCCGACGAGGTCTTGCGCGTGCTCGGGGACCCCACCGCCTTCCCCGAGCTGTTCCCCTCGGGCGCCCTGCGTCACATCAAGACCGAGACCGGCGAGGCGATCATCCTCGGCGAGTTCGTGGAGCACAACCTGGCCGTATGGTTCCACCGCCAACTGGACCTCGAGACACGCGGCGCACTGGCCGAGGTCGCGCGGGACAACGACATCGTCGAGATGTGGTCCACGCCCCTTCCCGCCATGTTCGGCTGGGCGCTCGGCAAGGCGTTCCCCGCTCCACCCCGCTACCCCCTCATCGGCGGACAGGGCAAGCTCACGCTGCGCCGCCTGACGACCTGGATGGGGGAAGAGGGGAGTTGGTGGCAGCGCGGCCGGCAGCGACGCCGGCTCACGGAGGCGATGAACAAGGCGCTGTTCCTGCCCTGGCTCACCAAGTACCTCGCCAACAAGGGCTCCATCGCGCCTGATCGCGTGTCCGAGGCCAGCCTCACGGCCCGCCGCATTCTGGTTGGCGAGAAGGAGATGGAGCAGCGCATGATGCAGGAGACGGCGGACATCCTGCGCCGCGTCGCGCTCAAGCATCACTCGCTGACCGCGGTCGAGGCGCAGTTCCTCGGGAAGGCGATCGCCGGCAAGGCTTGGCTGAAGATCCGTGACGTCGAGCACTGGCGCCAGGCGTTTCCGGGGGCGCCGGACCACTTGTTCGGAGTCATGAACGAGATCGTGCTCCTGTTCAACCAGTTGGGGAAGCGAGGAGTCCACGCGAATCTGTTCACGCAGGAGCAGTACATGGCCCGCATGGGCCACTACCTGCCGCGCTGGGTCAACTCGCCGCTGTCCCGGGAGAGTATCGTCGCCAGGCAGCAGGCCGGGCTCTCGGCGTTCCGGGTCGAGACCTGGCAGCACCACCGCGAGAACGAAGACGTGATCGACGCACTTCAGCACATGTACGACGTGCGCTACGTCGTGCCGATGCGCGTCTGGCAGGAGGCGTCCTCGATCCGTGGCGCGAACAGTCTCGCCCGTCTGGCCGAATCGCTCGCGCTCGTCCCTTCCAGCGAGCACGCGGCCATGACGCCGTTCCAGCGCGCCTTCCTGGACAAGGCGCAGGAGCCGCTGGGAGGCAAGCTGGCGACGGGCGTCCGCGTGTACGACGCAAACGGCAAGCTGACGCACATCGAGGGACTGACGGCAGCGGAGAGCGCGCGGGTCGTGGCCGGGAAGATGAGCGAGGCCGACGCCGACCTGATCGTGGCCAGGCGCCGCAAGGCGAACGAGAACCAGACCCGCCTCTACGACATGATCGAAGGCTACAAGGCCTCCGCTGCTCGTGGCGATGTGACCATCGGTCCGCGTTTGCAGCGAGCGTTCGATCTGCTCGAGGACGGCTACATCCCGAAGGAGCTCGGGAAGGAGCTGTCCATCCTGGCCGATCAAATGGACCCGACCCTCAACCTCTCGGATCCCGTACAGCGGCTCACGCTCTACTGGCGGAGGCTGCGGACCGTGCAGAACCCGAAGCACTGGTTCTTGAACTTCACCACGTCGATCGCCACCAACCACCTGACCGGCAAGGTGTCATTCCTCGACTTCCTCAAGGGCGTGGCGCTGGGCAAGGGCCACTACTTCGAGAGCTTCGGAGCCACCCTGGAATACGTGAAGTGGGATCGCGCTGGTCGCGGCGAGCTGCCCACCGACCCGCAGGCACGCTACCGCGTGCTCGTCATGGACGCGATCGTGCGCGAGCTGGGATCCTCGACCCTGGTCAGCACGGCGTTTGGCGAGGGCGCGGCGGACATGCTCTCCTCGATGATGCGGCCCAGTCGCACGGATCTGGGGGGACGCGAGCCCCCGGGAAGCACCGGGCAGGAGTTCCTCGAGTCGATCGGCATGGGACAGTTGCGCGCCGGTCGCAGTGTCCAGAGCCTCGACCAGAACATAGCGGCCCTGTTCGGCTCGGCCGAGCCCGCCGCGCACGCCGAGGCCATCATGGCCCAGCAGACCATGTACCAGGCGACGGAGGTCGCGCTGAAAGGCGCCGCGGTGTTCCGCGGCCTCGAGGCAGGCATGACGCTGCGGGAAGCGGTGGAGTGGGGAGCGGAGGGCACGGGCGACTACTCCCGGGTCAACCCACACATCCGGGAGTGGACCACGCAGTTCGGCTCCGGGGTCAGCTCGCCGTCCCGGTTGCGTGCGCTGGAGTTGCTCGGCAAAGGCGAGGCTGGGGCGAGGCGGCACGCACAGTTGACGGGCCTGGTACGCATGGGTCTGGCGAGTCCGTTCTGGATGTACCGCGCCTCGATGTGGCCGACTCTCAGCGGCGCTCTCATCGACAACCCCGTGAACTTCCTAGTGGGCATGGGCCTGATCAACCTCGGCTTCAAGTCGGTGGGGGCCGTGTTCGGGGACGAAGAGGACAGGTTCGAGGCGCGGACGGGTCACGGGCACATGGCGAACGAGCGGATCTCGCCCGAGGCCGAGGTGGTGCTGCGCGAGAACCTCAAGAACCTCCGGCTTGCATCTCCGGTCAACGGAGCGATGCCCGCCTCCGCGCGCGTCAAGGGCATGGACTGGATGCGGCAATGGAAGTTGTGGTGGAGCACGGGCGGCAGGCAGGGCACTGCCGCCTTCACCACGGTCGGACCGAAGAAGCACGGCCGCTCCACGTTCATTCCGATGGCGGAGTTCATGGGCGCCGACCACCCGCTGTTCCCGGCTGGAATCTCCCGGCTGCGTCAGCTCGGCGAGGAGGGGCCGCGCGACACGGAGAAGACCGCGTCCGACGTGGGTATCGGATTCCTGCCCTTCGCGATGATCCAGACCCTGATGGAGTGGAGCGAGCTGGCACGAGGCGAGGCGGGCAAGACGCGCGCGCAATCCGTCTCGGAAGCCGTGCTCGACTTCGCGCGCACCTGGTCTTCGCCCTCCGGTGGAGGTCTGGGCACGCTGCCGTCCTCGCTGGGGCAGCGCGGCGTGCTCGAGATCGGGTTCGGGGGCCGCTCGTGGAACGAGGTGTGGGGTGGCGTGAGCCGCAGCCCGAAGGTCATGGGCGGTCTCTTGGAGCGTCTTGGTGGCCTGGCTGTCGAGCAGGTGCTACCGGTGCGGCAGGTCTCCAGCTACAGCACCGTCCCTGACCGGCGCAACTTCGGGGAGCGGATGCTGTCCTTCGTTGGGCAGGATGCCTTGCCGCCGGCGCTTTCGACCGACGAGAAGGAGGCGATCGCCGCCCGCGCGGGCCGGACCATCAAGGGCGCCGCGGTGACCTGGTTCGGGGATGGCTACGAGGAGCACTTGCAAGGGCTGACCCCCCTGATGGCGATCTACCAGCGCTACTTCGACCTCCCGGCCAACGTCGTGGGCGACAAGCAGCGGGGCTATGTCCTGGACCCGGAGCAGGCACCCAAGCGCGGCGAGCCGGACCGGCGTTCGGCGCTGGCCCAGTTGATCGCGCGCCAGCCGGCCAGCGAGCAGCGGGCCTGGATCGACGTGGCGCTCGGACAACTGGAGGCGTCCTCGGAGGACATGGAGCGCCTCTTTCTGTCGCTCGCGCTGAAGCGCGAGCTGGACCCAGCGATTGCCGATCGACTGGCCTCGGCGGTCTGGTCCCGCAACGCCGACCCGTCCGACCTGCTGAAAGTGATGTGGGAGAAGGTGGCTGGTCCAGACCCCGACCGGGATCGGCTGTCGATGTGGTCGGCCATCTGGGACCGCCTGGTATTCGATCTCGATGCGGACCGGCTCGGCAGCAAGAACCAGGGCCGCATGAGAGAGATCGAGGCGGCCCTTGAGGGGGTGGCACCCTCGGAAGTAACGTCCTTCACGGAAGTGTTTGGCCCGCAGGTCTTCGACGTGGCGCCCTTCGAGGCGGTTGAGGAGCGGGCCACGAAACAAGCCCTGCCCACGTACGACCAACTCCTCGGAGGTGACCGATGATTCGTTCCCTGTTCTTCCTGCTCGGCCCTTTCCTGCTCGGCTCGGCGTGCTTCCTGCTCGTGGTCCTCGGCCTGACGGGCTGCCCGTCCTTGGGTTCCAGTGGCGGCGACCTGCAAGCGGTGCGTGACGATCTGCGCGTGTACCGCCAGGCGATCGAGCCCACGATCGAGGCGCTGGTGCTGCTCGAGGACGACCCGGGCAAGCTGGAGCGTTTCCGGCGGGCCCAGGCTGCCGCAGACGCCGTGGGCGCGACGTTCGACGCCTACCTCAAGTCGGGCAGCGGCGAGGACCGGGCGAGCCTGGTGTACGCCCTGAACGCCGTGCTGACTGCGGTCGAGGGCATCGTCCCGATCCTGGATGCGGAGGGAGATCCGCTGAAGCGCCAGAGGGCCATACTCTTGATCGGCTTGGCGCGGGTGCTGGTGGTGACCACCGCCGCCAGACTCGACGAGCCCGAGCTCGCTCTGCTCGCCGCGTCCGCTCCCTGACCTCATCGGTGCGCAGGTCCGCGAGCACCTCCCGCGGCTCCTGCTGGGGAGAGCTGGCCGTCCCGGGCTGGCTCTCCCCTTTCGACACTGAATCGGCCCTCTCTGGGCCGTGAGTCCAGATGCTGGGCGAGTTGCGGGTTGCTGGTAGGGTGCCGGGCGAAGGGGCCCGGCCTGACTGGAACGACTCGACTATGGAACCGGATACCAGATCCTGCGACGCTTGGCCGTCGCGTGAAGAATTGCCCCCTGCGCTTCGAGATGGGGCCTTTTGGTGGTTCGCCACCCTGGTTCGAGTGCGTCCCGCGCGC